TGCTTCAGAAATTTGCTCAACATCTAACACTTCAAGCGGTTCAACTTCTTCGCGCATACCACGCGCTTGACGAAGTTTTTGTAGTGTTGTTCTGAACTGAGTCATTGGTGTACCATCAAGCATATCTGATGGAACTGATGATGCCAGTTTCATATAATTCGAACGAGCATTTGGAGAAATCTTTGTCAAGATTTGATTCACTTGTGCAGTTGGGTTTTTTTGCGCATGCGCTTTATACAATTTATGACCCGCAACTGCAGCTGCAACGTTAAGATCTTTCAATCCTAACGCAGTTTTTGCTGCCATCACTTTCTGTCTGATATCGTTATCAGACTTCGGTGGCGACTTCAGCGCTGACTTCTGCGCTGAGTCCTGCGCTTCCATCAACTTCTGTTTGAGTTCCGTCAACTTCATGTGTTACCACTTCTTGTTGTCCAGCATCAAGTAAATTTGATGCGATTTCTACTTTCTTTAATTCAAGTGCGTCTGTAACTTTGTTTGCAATTGCGCTATTAAAAGCATTTAAAAATGCATCTTTATCGCCAGCAATTGCTGCCGTCACTGCGTCCACTGTAAAGCCACTGTCTTCCATAGTTTTCTCCAATTATTATTTAGTAATCTGTGCATTAAACACAGAGTTGATGTCATTCGCTTGACCTTGAGCAGCACCTTGCTCAGGAGTCATTTGAGAAACTGGTGTTGTTGGTTGCGTATTCATAGGAGGAACTGCAGGCATCTCTGGCTCATTTGCCTGTTCTTTTGCCAATTCTTCTTCCATGCGCTCAATACCTTCTTCATCAAAGTGAAGAACATGCTTCTTGACCCATGCTTTAGAGAAGTAAACTCCAACGTATGGATCAATTTGTTGCATAAGAGCAAGGCGCGCAGCCATCAATTCTGATTCTTTAAGTTCCATAAAGTTGTTATCTTTAAGGAAGTCATAATGTATCGTTTCTTTCAATTCGTTCCATTCATCGACAGAACAAATACCCTTAAGAGCCAATTGACGTTCCATCAATTCATCAAACAACGTTGTGAATTTAGAGCGCAACTTATCAATAAACTTACTGAACTTGATTTCGTCACGAGTAATTTCTGTCGTACGACCTAATGAAAACCCTTGTGCTTGTTCTAGGCGAGAAACTGGAACGTTCAATGACTTGTATAATTTCTTTTCGAAGTATTGAACATCAGACAATTCACCAAGATTTTGACCTGCAGGTAATGTAGTAATTTCTGTATTCTTACCTTCACCGCGACGTGGAATCCAAAAGTCTTCCATCATTGACATAAACTTACGATCGTCTTTGACTTCACCAGTGGCTGAGTCATAGACAACCTTATTTCTAAACTTTGTCATAATATCGCGCAAATATTGTTCTGACTTAACTTTTGGCATGTTGCCGACGTCAATGTAGAACACACGACGTTCTGGAGCACGACTCAAACGATAAATTACAACAGCGTCCTCAACCATTCGGAGCTGGTTGAGAGGCTTGATTGCCTTGTGAAGGTAAGACAAGACGAGCATTCTTTTTGGATCCATCATACCAGAGTTGACATTAACAATTGCATCAGTGGCAATTTTAACACCAGAATCTGTTGGTGATGTGATAACTGTTTGTCCCTGAGCCATTGCGCGCTCATTGTAAACGTAAAACTCTTGTACGCCAGCTGTTACGTCGACGCCTGTGCGTGGATCTTTTTTACGAATAACGCTGCGGACTTTGCGAATCTTACGTGGGTCAAGATATAAAACTTCTTGAATGCCAAGTTTTGGTTGTTTTTCGTCAATCAAAACTTGATAGAATAATCTTCCGTCAATGTACCAGTTACGGAAGATGTCTGAACCTTGATTAGACCAATCCAACATACGAAGAACATTATCAAATTCTTCACGGATCATATCTTTAATATTATCTGGTTGTTCTAGATCATCTAGAATAATTGTAACTGACTTACCAGTTACATCGTGCACGATTGCTTCGTTTACAATATCATCGATGGCTGACTCTAACTCTGGTTGCATCGCCATTTCGCGATAACGAGAGATGAGATCATTTTCGTTTTTGAAGCTGGCTTCTAGATCAAGATACGTTCCGAAGTAACCGCCAGAAGTTACGGTAATTGCACCATCATCATTGATTGGTGCTGCGATTGGCGGCTGCAGTGTTTGGACCTGGTTTTCTTCTCCAGGCTGTTTGCGGACGATCTGAAAGCCGAATAGATTTATTGCCATGAATTACTCCATCATAAAGAAAGGGGGAGGTTTATCCTCCCCCGCAACACTGTAATTATGATAATAGCGATTCAACTGGCGTTCTTAGAGACGTTGTAACACCACGATCAACTGATTCCCAATATTGGTAAGCAAAGTTGACTGTGTATTCTTCAATCGTGTCGTTTGAACCCCAATCGAGGTCGATTTGCGATAGGTCTGTTGGGAACATTCCAACGAAACGATATCTCTTAAGAGCTTGACCTGTTTTAGCGAACTGAGTTACAATCGCATCAACACCGTATTGTTGTGATGTTCTTGCCACTGCTTGGCGAAGGTTCGTTACGTTTTCGTTGATGCCACGGAACCATGATTCCATTGCATTACGAATTGCAAAATCTTCGTCATTGATCACTGTTACTGACCAATCAGCAAAAGTACGATTACCTGCAACTTTTACTTCACGACCGAAGTAAGGAACAGTTACCATACCCACTGTTGAACCAGGTAGAGCCGCAGTCTTAACCATGAATGTTGATTTTGCAGAAGCAACTGATCTTCCCTGTACATATGATGGGAAACTTAACTGCACTTCAAACAGATTAGGACGTGCGCCATCACCCTGTAACTGAGTACGAAATTGATTAACATTAAAAGCCATTTTTTTCTCCTGACTTTATCCTAGTCTATTTATTAGAAGCGTCCTACGATTTCGTCGAAGGCAACACCAGAGCGTACAGCCACGAAGTTCAACTGGATAAAGTTGATTGACTTGGCTGGCTTGATATAGATGTCACCAACGAATTCGTTGCGATCAACAACTTCTGATGTATTGTTTGTTTCATCACAAACAACACGGAAGTCATAGATACCGCGACGACCTTGAACAAGGCGCAAGAATGGTTCAACTAGGTTGACAAACTGTGCTCTTGTAAATTCGTCATTGAACTCGAACAACTGAGCCTTGGCAGCACGAGCGATCGCTTTCTCAAGAACGATAAACAAGCGACGAACATTGATACGATCAAATGCGCTTGGAGTTGACAACAATGTTTTGTCGCCAAAGAGGACAGTGCCTTCGCCAGGGAACGAAACAACAGGATTTACACCAGCCTTATAGAGAGTGTCTCTTTGGGCTTGGTTTGGATTAAATGCAAGTTTGATTACGTTCTTCAATTGACCACGATTGAATCCAGCTGGTGAGAACCATGGATCGCGATCCTGATCAGTGCGAGCGCAAAGACCAGCGATGTCACCATTACATGGAACCCAACGATAGACGTCGTTGTACTTGTCGTATTGATACTTCCAGTTGCTATCCATTACTGCGAACGAATTCGAAACGTTTGCAAGAGCATTGTTACGATAGTTTACGATTGCAGTTACTGGGTCAGCAGCTTGAACGTTTGCAAGAGCAGGTGATACGAAGGCGACGCAGTCGCGGCGACCACCAGCAAGAGAGATAACGTTAGCGGTAACTGTTGCGTCTCCGCCACCAGCCATTACGAGGCTAATGTCAACGTTATCAGCTGAAGCAAACTGAGCGTAACCAGTTTGAACGTTACCAGCAGTTGGCGTACCATCAGCACCAGCAACCATTGAGATGCCGTTGCTCACGTTAGAAGCAAACACGTGAGTAGCATTAGCAGCAACACCCCATGTTGATGAGGCAGTATTGATTGCGTAGATATAACGTGAGTTGTTAAACAACACATCGCGATAGTACAACTTCTCACCACTTTCACCAAGAGCATTCGTTGCCTTTGATAGGTTTGCGAATCTTTCAATGACTGTATTAGGTGTACCAGTGATTAGACCATCTTCATCGATAACAGCAACATGGATTTCGTCATTTGCAGTCGTTGCAACAGCTGGGAATTTTTGAGCAACCCAGTTTGATGTGCCAGGAGCACGATCAAAGAATGGAGCATATGTCCAACTGGTGAACGCAGTTGGGTCACCGCACCATGCAACTTTTAGTGAGTTACCAAGCGCACCAACGTAGCGTGCTGCGAAGGCTGTATCACCAACTGCTAGAGCAGAGTCGTAGTAAGATGTGAAGTAATGATCTTCATTGCGAATGTGCAATGAGATTGCAGCGTTTGCAACGTTGGCCACAGCAGTAGCGTATGATGCACTGTCTGCGCGCGAAACGTATAGCGCATTACTGTATGAGAGGAAGTTTGCTGCAGTGAAAAAGGTTAGCGCAGTCGTTGAATCTGGCTTACCGAAAACTTGTACAAGTTCATCTTCGGATGAAACGAGACGAGCAACATCGATTGGACCCCACTGAAATGCGCCAGCAAGAGCGCCAGTGGACGTAGAAACTGATGGGACAACTGTTGTTGCATCAATTTCCGATACATTCACGCCTGGAGATACTAGAAAAGCCATGTTTTTGCTCCTATTAAATGGAGATTAAGAAATCTACGAATTATTTAGTATTTTGATGTTTTTAACGGTCGACTTCTGTCCAAACAGCTCCATCTTCCACAAAAGATCTTGCTCTTGCATTATCAACATCTATATGTCCTGCAAGTATAGCATCTCCGATAGATTCTTCTTCGATCATTTTAAGATGATCTTCGTTAATTTTACGACGAACATCTACATTTGTCATATCTGTAAAGAACTTTTGATTCGTAAGCCAAGCAAAAAGAACGAGACACATAACTAAATCGTCATGACTACCCTCTTCAGCCTCAAAACTGACACCATTGCTGACGAATGTTGAGAGTTCTGAGATAATATCGTAGTCTTGAATAATCAATTGTTGACGTTCGATAAGGTTTTTCAATAAACTACAACCCAATCGCTTTACAGATTTGGTCGTTTTGATACCTCGACCGCTTTTTTGACCATAGCCAAAGTTGACCAATAGTTTTTTGTTTAGTTTCGACTTACCGTGTTCGACTGTCGAAAGAATATTTTCGTATTCGTAATCTTCGAAAAGGATGTCAGAAATCTGTTGACCGTTATCGTTCGTTTCAATCAACTGCAATGCATTGTTATAATAGGTTCCCACTTGTTTAAGTACCGCAGGATAGACCGATGGACTAATATCGTTATCTTTATATGTTGCAACCACCTTATAAGGTAAAGTCGTCGAGTCTATTACAGTGAATGCTGAATAATCTAATCCCTTTCCTCTAGAAGTATCGACACACATAAAGTATATATGATCGGGTTTGACTTCTTCATAGATTTTTAGATTCTCGATACCTGTATTTGCAATCGGTCGAACAAACGACATTGCTCGAAGAGCCACTGCGCTAATTAAAGTTCCTGAAGAACCAAGAAATTCACACTCCATTTCCTGCATAAACTTCTGTTCACCAAGAACACGGAACTGCTCATCAGCCCATGCTTGGTCTCGCCCAGGAACCTCGCGCCAGTTTGCAGAGATATAAGTGAAGCCATTGTTTCCTTCGACTGCATCATTCCACATTTTGTAGAAGTGATTCATACCATTCGGCGTCGAAGAAATTAGAATCTTAGATTCTTTACCAGAAGAAATCGTTGGGTAAACGGAAGTGAAGAATTCATCGGCGATATTCGTCGGAACGAACGCAAACTCGTCAAGGTATAGAAGCGAAATGGAGAAACCACGAATCGCACTAGATGCAGTAGAGTTCGCTAGAATACGACACCCGTTTTCTAATTCAATGTCACCCTTGTTCCAGGTTTTGACACCCTGTTGAATCCAGTGGGGTAACGCTTCATAAGCAAGTTTAATACGAGAAAGAATTTCACGCGAAGTTGCCGCTTTGTTAGCAAGAATCGCAACAGTCTTATCTTGATTGAAGAGTACATACCATAGAATGTAGCCAACAACCATCGTGGTCTTACCGACCTGACGACCTGCTTTTACAATGATTTGACGATTCTTATTAAACTTCTCAATTGCATCGCGCTGAAACGGATATAGTTCAATTTGAACGAAGCCTTTGTCAAGCATAACGACCTTGACATAGTTCTCAATAAAGTATACTGGGTCTTTCGCGCACTTGACGTATTCTCTGACCTGATCTTCGGTCAGACTCATTGTCATGTTGACTCGCTTTAAGCGAGGGTTGCCAAGATAGTTCTTGACTTTATTTACCAGACTCATTCTTTAATTGCTTCAATAGTTCTGTCGTAGAGCCAACAAAGACTGCTTTGTCGACATTAATGTTTTGAGTTTGCGCTTGTTGCTCTTTAGGTATAAGATCTTTTTGCTGTTTTTGCAAAATCATCAATTTCTCTGTCACATCAGAGAGATTCTTGATCATGTTTGCTGCTACTTCATATGCTCTTGGATGCTGTGATTCGCGAGCAACTTCTAAAATACCATCAAGAGCTTCGTTACCCTTTTCGATTAGATTATAATAGTTTGCGCGTGAATAGTGTGCATCTGGATTTTCTTCAGATGACTGATGAATTGTGATAGGTTTATCCTTTTCGTCGCTTACGACAGGCACATAATCGGTATTTAAAATATCACTTAATTTATTATCTACATCACTCATAAATCACACTATGTTAGGAAATTCTTGAACTAATTCATCAAACCCAAATGCAGTATTTGCATTTGCTGTAATTGGATCTGGAGTAATTTGTATCAATGATAATTGATTGTCGTTGGTTGTGAAACTTGCAATATTATATGCAGCATTTGATACTGCACCATAAATGTATCTACCAACATCAAGAATGCCATTGGTATCAATGACAACTAGTTGTCCTGTATTCGCATTCCAAGACTCCACGAATGCAGTAGCATTTGCAGCAGACAACGTTGGTCCTTCGTAAACCAATTCACCAGTCTTAAATGTTCCGCTGCCACCAGTATTTGCAACGTTGATAACTCTTTGACCAGTAACTGTTGATACACTGTTGAATGTGTTTGCAGTAACTTTTCGAATAATATTTTGAGAGATAATCGGACCGTACATGTAACCTTTTGCGGTAAATGTTAGGTTCCAAACTAATGTTCTAATCGGATCAGCTGCGCCGATATCTTCAACAGTGTAATTAATATTATTTAAAATAAATGGAATATCAACCTTTTGATCGTTTAATCCAATAAAGTCAATTGTCATTGTATAGTCTGGATTAAAATATGGTAAAATCTGTTCGATGATTTGCGTACCATCTTCAGTATTTCTAACGTAGATGTTAAGATCAAAATCAAAATTGTAAGGAGTTGTGCGTATTGTCTTTACAGATGTGCCTGAAGTTCCAGCAGAGAAACTCTCGACAAATAAACTTCTTTTTCTCAACGGGTCATAAGAAATAGAAGCCAATTCGAAACTCATTCTTGGTAAAGTAATTTGAATTGGTTTACTTAATGTTGAGTCTTGAGTGATGCGCTGATAGAATTTTTCCTTTTGAGAATATTGCAGTGGAACGTTAATACGTTCAATCTCTGTTGTACCAGCTTTATTATATCGCACCAAACGAATGTCATTGAACATGGTGCCGAAAGCCACCACCATCTTGCGAATAACTCGATGATAAAAGTGTGGTTGATTAAACATTACGTTGGTTCACCGAACGGATTGATTTCTGTGAAGTCAATAATATTGCTTGCTTCAGATTCAATTCTTGCATTATCTTCGAACGGATCGTTCGCGTCTTCAAGAACATTACCGCTTGTTAGTGTCCATGCAGCACCGCTTTGAGTTCCATATACAATAACGTTAGAGGTCCATGAACCCTTTGCGTTTCGAATAGTAAGTTCTCTTGTTGTGATATCCCAATTTGAGACGTACCCCTTTGCTGTTGCTTCCGCAAGCGATGTCCCTTGATATACAATTTCATGATCGTCATAAGTTCCAATACCGCCAGCTGCCATTGAATATTTGACGCCATAGGCTGAATAGTCTGCAATATCGTCAATTTCAACGATGCCTGTCTGCAACAATTCACCATTATACTTAAACATTTCAATACTCAATTCATACATGTATGGGAATAATTTACCTAACTGTATAGAACCGCCTCTTGCTACTCCTCTACCACCTTGAAAGAAGTTCTTTTCTTCTTCGACAAATTTAATTTCAAATAACTTCTTCATCATTGGGATGTAGATTAAGTCACCTTCTTTTGGTGTATTTCTCAATTCGCTTGGAAGATATTTTTCGAATGTTCTTCTCGCAACCGCAACTCGTGCAGACTTTTGAATTTCTAGTCCGAATTTACTGAAGAATTCTTGATTTCCTTCGAAATCATTAAATGTCTCAAGAAACATTTCTATAGGATATGAAGTTGTATATGA